TAACATCGATTAAATCTTTAACTTCATAATGACACCCAGTACATAAATCCAAAAACATTCCTGAGTGGGTTTTCCTGACTGATTCTGCATCAGATAGTGCTTTATTACATGATAAACAGCGCATAATATTTCCTTTTTAAAAATGTCAAGTGTTATTTTAATAAATTATTTTTGTCTTGGTCTACGTAAAATTCAATCATACCACTAATATAGGCTTCAATTTCCATTAATTTGCTATCACTACTTTGACTTAAGTCTGTTGTAACTCGCGCAACTAACTCCCCAAAACATTCGACAATGTCTTGAACATCCATAAAATCCAATAAACTGGAGGACATCCCGTTAACTTCTAAATCGTCTTTAATTTCTTCAACTGACATTGTGTCATAACAAGAATTATTTAGCATTTCTTCATCTCCAGTAAAATCAATTTCGTGTAAAAGTTTAGTAAAGTTCATTTTGTACCCCCATTTGTATTTAAAACACCTGCCATGTACACCCTCACACCATCATTAGAGCGCGTAGCGGTGCGAACGTGTGCAAAGCCATGCCTGTCTATTAGTTGAACTTCAAAAGTCCGTACAGGCTCTTTATACGCCTGTTCATAAAGTTCATTAATTGTAAACAAATTTAAAATTAATAACAAGAATAGCGCAAATGTTAATGATATTACAATATTCATTCTGGCAACCTTTCCACTCTATTAGTGGTGAAATACTCTCGGCTCACTTCACCATCTTCACGAACATTCAGTCCTTCGTAGTGTTTAAACGCCTCGTCTTCTGTATCTGCCTCAATAGTTACCTCATAGTTTATTACTTCACTACCATAAAATTTAAATTTACTCATGTCAACACCTTTATTAAAAAGTTTATTAGTAAATAGCATATATACCCATATATTGCAAAAGCCAATGCTATGTATAAAAAGTTAATTATCTGCCTCATCGTTGTACTCCTCTTCATTAGGTTGTAAATCGCTCTCGTCAAAATTTAATAAGTCCGTGTTTACTTCGTCATCATCCATCATTTTACTTTCCCTTTATAATTTACCTATTCAAATACCTATTCATAATAAATGCTAAATGATTGATTATGAATGGTAAATTGACTATGTTACTTATTCAAATACCTATTCAAGAATCCAGCCATGTTATTAATGCACCATAAAATAAATAACTTAGTATTGCAATTATAACATATAAAACCCAATCGTGCTTCATTTTAACCCCTTTCTAGTGTTTAGTTATATGCCACATGGTATAATACATTTTTAAATTTTAAACGCTTTCTGTTATAAAAATTATTTTTAGTGATGAAATCTACTGCTGTTAAACTTGTCATTATACTACCTCCGATTGTTTGTTTATAAGCAACAGTTACTCTTCATTATCTCTACACCAATTCCCAACACCTGATTGATATCCGTGACTATGACTAATCGTCTGAATATCAGTAAAATTATCCTTTTGCACATCGTCTACACCATTATACCCTGCTTTATATGCTATAACGTAAACCTTCTTATCATAATTTAATGCTTCAACCATCTTTTTTTCTATAACTCTCATTGTATTTTCTCCAATTGTTTGGCTAAACTAGCCCAATAAGACACGTTTTAAAATGCCTTAATAGTCTATCTAAGCGTATTGTTTTACTACGAACCCGCTAGTATCTTGCTTGGCTTTTCCCTTAGCGTATAGTGCAACGATACTGTTGCGGTTGTCCAAATGCCTAACATCAGAATTGTCACCTGATACTACATAGCGATTCATGAATTTAAGTGGAATATTTTCCACCTTATCGAAAACCACCGCAATCCTAGCAAGCTTGTCATTAGCTAATGCTTTTTTAACCGCGCTTTGATAAGTAGCCACTCCGCTATAACTGAATGTCAAATCGTAGTTTGGTGGTAAGTTTTTGCGTGTTGGTAGTTTGGTATAATCGTAAAACTGGACTTCTGGAAAAGCGTTAAAAACATTATTAAAGCCTAAGAATTCAATATTCTCGAAGGTTATATCTGAAGTACCATTAAGGCGCACCAAAGGCGTTAAACCTTCTCGTTTCGCTTTTCTAACAAGCGTATTGATTGAGTATTCTAAGTCCAGCATAAAATTCTCTCTATCATCAAAGAAGCGGTTCGTCTTATTGATACGTGCTTGCTGTACGTTTGAAAATGCACCACGCCCCGCCGTATATAGGCAAGCTTGTTCACACCCCGCCTTTTTAGCCATAGGACATACGTTGCGACCGCTAATGTCAGAAGGTGCAAGGTATAAGATACCAGTTAAAAAGCCTATGCTATTCCCTTTAATGGTTTTGGCATCGTTCCCGATTGATAGTATTAGTTTACGTTTCATTATATATATGCTCCATTGTGTTGTTAATCGTGTGGCTTAACTAGCCCCACAATGCCCTGTTAAAGGCATTGAAAGATAGTTAAACTAATCAAAGTGTAATGCTTTCAAAGCAAGAACTTCTGCACGTTCATGCTCTAACCCCATGCCCTTATCAAAGCCAAGATATAATTCGGTTTTGGTTGACGTGTAAGAATACCATGTTTTACCGTCATCACGTTTTGTTGCGTTCATTAACATTGGCTCTTTTACTAATCTTACAAATGCGATTAATTCCTTCTGCATACTGAATAGTTTAAAGCCGCGAACTGTACGCTTATAAAATCCGTTGCACGTTCCGCCTTTGGTGAATAGACTATTTGTAAATTCATTATCATTTAAAGCATATTGCATATTGTTAAAAGTAATCATTTTATATTCCTATTGTTTGTTGTGGTGTTATCACATTGTGTTAGTTTAATTTAAATGATTTTATACTAGAATCACCAGTGGTGTAACATTTCATATCTAACATTAAAACAGTGTCATCATCATATAGTTTAGAATCAAAATAAACTTTATTAATATTGTCATCGATGTAATAGCCTGAAGGTTTAAAATCAGAATCCATAGTAATATACTCAAATCCTTGTTCTTTTAAATAATTCATAACGAGGCGGTGAAGTTTCGTTTTAAGTTTCATAATAATTCCTTTGTGTAAGTGAAACCCCGAAGGGTCTCGTTAAATTAACCTGCTTTGATGTTAGCGCCTACAGTATCAACGCAGAAGTATACCATTGCATGAAACTTAGTAACTCCCCAACGGTAATCTTTACTAAAGCGAAAGCCAGTTAGTTTCAATACTGGTGTGATTAATGTTGCATTTAGTTTCCTCATTTTTATTTCTCCTGTTGTGTTGTCTTGCTCGATGTAGTAATTATATAGGTTTATAAAATATAATCTAATTGTAATAATTAATCAAACAATCGACTTAAATTAATTAAACTTATCAATGGGAAAATTACTTGGGAATCAATAGACTATATATGTATAAGTATATATGGGGAAATATATGGTGTCATATAGCACCACAATACAGACTTATTCTAGGGGAAATATTAGATGACAATGGTAATGATAATGATTCGTATTAACTAATGATAATGATAATCATTCAGGGGGGGGTGCATACGATTGGGATTGAGTATGATTATGTACCACTACTAATATATGAGAGGGTATTTAACAAGGGGGAATATAACTGATAATAAATTGGGTGACGGTAGGACATGTCACTTAGGGCTTCGGTTACCCCTAGGTAACCTCTTAATCAACTACCTATTACATCACCTTGAATTACCCAAGCTAAAGCCTACTAGTTAAAGTATGAATTAGCTCAAGTAACTTGGAGAGTACCTTAGTGGCATCACCCGTCATTAACCCTTTTCTCAGCTAGCAGAAATGTTTATAAACTAAACACCCCCTGTGTCCACTCTGAGATTCGCTCAGTGCGTTACCTTTGACACTCCCACAGTAGGTAACTATATTACTTAGTCAATCCCTGTCGTAGATTATCCCGACGAATTGACATTCTATACTTATAGTATATCATGATTCCTACATCTTGTCAACTACTATTTACAATTAGTTTATAGGGGATAAAAATAATACTTGACAAACTTATATATCTATGTTATACTATTTATAACGCTGGTAAAAGGAAGACAATGGAAATACCTAAGATAGAGGTCCTTGTAGCTGAGGAGAACCCTAAGAAAAAAGGTGGCAAGAGAGTTGGTGCAGGTAGACCTTCTCTAGTACGTAAGAATAATGAGAGGATTGCTCAGGGGCTTGAACCCCTCTCGCATCCTAAAAAGAAGCAGATACAGAAAAGTAAAGCCATTCTTCCTGAAAAGAAGAGGGCAAGGGGTCAAGAGATACTAGCTCAGATGCTAGGTAAGAAAAGTCAAGACATTGTGCAGAAGGTGCTAAATAAAGCATTGAACGATGAAGACCCTGACCAGTTAGCTTGTTTAAAGATAGTGATGGATAGAGTTATCCCTGCTGACTATCTAACGAAACAGAATAATAAGTCTAGTGCCATTACGATTCAGATTATGGGTGTGGATGCTACAATTAGTGGAGAAACAATTGAGAATGAGACTGAAATAGATGAGTAAGTTTACCCCTTTTGCTATTATACCAAAGAGACCAAAACCATCTCAGAAACCACGAGCCTTATACAAAAGTGAAGATAAATTTTTTAGAAATAACCCAACAGTAACTGGCATGGCATCTGAAGATGGCAACATAATTATTAACCCTTACTCTTCACTGACTGATGAAGAAAAAAACGCAGTTATGATAAATGAATCTGCTAGGCTGCACATGAGAAAAATGGGAACACCTAACGTTAGTTTAACAAAAGAACAAGAAAATAATTTAGCAGGTACATCATACTCAACAGGGTCTTTGGAAGACCAGAGAGCTACTATTCTTGGAAGGATTTTATCAGGTGACCCTTCAGGAGGCACTCCAACTATGGAACAGTTAGAGGCTTTAAAATCTATGGCACACTTAAAATACTATAAATGACCCAGTTAGCGGTAAAATTACATAACAAGCAACTCGAGATATTCAACGACAACCACAGATTTAAAGTGTGTGCTGCAGGACGAAGATTTGGTAAGAGTAGGTTAGCAGCTTGGACTCTTATTATTGAGGCGTTAAAGAGTACAGAGAAAGATGTATTCTATGTAGCTCCTACGTTCCAACAAGCAAAAGACATTTTGTGGGGATTGTTAAAAGAAATTGGTCATGAGGTGATTAAGACAGCTCATGAGAACACAGCAGTGCTTACCCTGATAAACGGTAGGAAGATTTACTTGAAGGGGTCTGATAGACCTGATACCCTTCGTGGTGTAGGTTTAGCCTATGTAGTGATTGATGAGTATGCGGATATGAAGCCGCAAGTGTTTGAACAGATTTTACGACCTGCTTTGGCAGATGTTATGGGTGGTGCTTTGTTTATTGGTACGCCTAAAGGTAGGAATCATTTTTATGAGTTGTATCAGTATGCAGGTACGGGTAAAGACCCACAGTGGGTTAATTTTCATTACACTTCTTATGATAACCCTTTAATACCTGCTTCTGAGATAGACAATGCTAAACAGAGCATGTCTAGCTTTGCTTTTCGGCAAGAGTTTATGTCTAGCTTTGAAGCTGCCAGTAGAGATATTTTTAAAGAGGAGTGGATTAATGTTGACAGTGAAGAGCCTAGTAGTGGTCGGTATTTTATTGCAGTCGATTTGGCAGGTTTTATTAACGTTGAT